GCCATCAGCTGCCGACTCAACGAAGGCCAGCGCTACGATCCGATCGAAACCTCCGACGGCATCGGCGACGTCAACGTGGTGATTCATTTCATGGCCCATTGGATGGGCGTCGATCTGGATGCAGTAACGCGCGAGATCAACGATTCGAATATGAGCAAGCTGGGCGAGGATGGCGAGCCGATCATCAACGGCGTGACTCCGGGGTATCGTGGACCAAACCTGGATTCAGATTCTTGCGTGGATATGGCATCTGAATCCAGATTCGATCCGTCCAAGCCCGTCGGCAAAATCCTCAAGGGACCCAACTATCGCGAGCCGGATATTGCGGCGGTGATCGGACTCGGTGATGCGGTCTCAATCATGCTGCAGAGCGAGGACTGACATGGGCAAGCCGTGCCGATTCTATGGGTGTAGCCAACGTGCGATTGGCTATGCGCGTAAACCGTTGATGTCACATGCCCCGATTGGGGGTGACACGGCTTATAAGGAGCGGCTTCATCCGTTTTGTTCGAGTCATCTTGATCGCGTCGAAGCTCGATTCGAGCGCATGTATTTTGCAGGGGTTTTCGATTAATGTCCGGCCGCATCCTCTATATGACGGACAAGTTCCGAATCAGCCCCGGCTATCGTCCGGCGTTCGATCGCATGATCGCCAAGTGCGGGATCAAGTCGAGTCAAGTGATTCCGGCTGACATCTATAATTTGGTCGACAAGCCGCTGACCAAGACCGGCAACGAGTCGACGTGGAAGTTCAATCCGGAGAAGCTCGATGAAATCAAAGCGGCGTTCACCCAGCGCGTTCGTGCTCTTCGTCCGAGTCTTATTGTGGTCAGCTGTCCTGCTGTATTGGGCGTGCTGGCCAACGGCGACCGCCGAGCAGCTACGCTCGAAAAAATGCGGGGCGGAGTCTACGAGTTTGAGGGCATCAAAACCATAGTTGTGTATCCGATCACGGCGATTCACCAGCGCGTGGACAGCCGGATCGTGACCAACGAGGATGGCGAGTCGGACACCCAGCAACCATACAAGGTCAAGGACGGCGCTCAGATTCTGGCGTGGGACTGGCAAAAGGTCGGGAGATTTTTCCATGGCAAGCAACGAGTCCTTCCGCCGTTTCGATATTCAATTTGCCGAACCATTACCGATTGCTTCGCTGCCCGAGATTTTCTCAAAGATTGTCGACTCATTGCCCTCGACATTGAGACGGGACTCTACCCTCCCACCATTACTTGCGTCGGCTTTACTGGACTTCACAGTTCCGGGGCGGTTCACTCGTTCGTCATTCCTTTATACGACGAGTTCGCTGAAAGCGGTTGCTTCTGGGAATCGGCTGACGATCATGCCATTGCGTGGTCAGTGATTCGAGATATCAACGCGCTTCCCATCCTGAAGACCCTGCAAAACGGGCCATACGACGCGGCGTATTTCATGCGCGATCAGCTCGGTTTGACTCATTACCTGCTCGACAGCCAGATCCTTTGGTGGTCGCTCTATATGGAGATGCCCAAGCGACTCGACTTTATTTCGTCCGTCCTGCTGGACAACTACCAGTACTGGAAAGACGACATCAAGGGCGACGATCAGGAAAAGATTCAGGCGGGCACTGCAACGATGGAAGGCTATTGGCGCTACAACGCGCTCGATTGCTACAACACGTTGTTCAATACCCTGTATCTGGTGATGTTGCTCAAGAAGAATCGGGCGATGCAGTTCAACTATCGCGATGCGTTTCTGCGCTCCATGTCGGGATTCCGTATGTCGATGCGCGGCCTTCGCGTGGATGAATCGAAGCGTGCCTATCATCGCAAGACCCTGATGGAAGAAATGGACAAGCAGACCGAACTGCTCCGATTCATGCTCGACGATCCCGAGTTCAACATCAACTCGACCGCCGACAAGTGCTGGCTGCTCTACGACATCTTTGGCCTGCGGGAACGCACGGCGCGTGGTCGATTCGTGGATCAGAGCAAACCCAAGAAGGGCAAGAACGCGCCGAGCGCCGGTAAGATTCCGATCAAGATGGCGAAGTCGGAGCATCCACTTTTCAACTATACGCTTAACACGCTGGAGGCTGCGCTGGAACCGCGAGTCCAGCTGTCAAATATCTTCGGCTATCCTGATCCGGACAAACCAAGTGGGGTGCGCGGCGGCTATTACATGCCACGTGGTCGACTCAGAACAACGCTGGGCGGCGTCCATACCGAGACCACGCGCTTCAACTCCAAAGAGTCGGCGTTCTGGGAGGGAGGGAATCTCCAGAATATTCGCGGCAAATACAAAGACTTCATCATCCCTGACGAAGACTGCATCTTTCTTGATGTGGACTACTCGCAGTCGGACGATGTGTTCATTGCGTATGAATCGCAAGACCCTGACAAGATGAAGGTGATCGAGGACGACCTCGACTCGCACAGCTACAACGGTGAGTTGTTCTTCGGAATCCCCTACGACAAGATCGTGGCGGGCAAGAAAGCGGGCGAAGACTGGTGTGTCCATCCGATCATCGGCGTCAGGCAGAACAGCAAGCGTGCGAGTCACGGCAGTAACTTCCAGATGGCGGCGTTCACGCTCTATATCACGATGGGACGCGAAGCGGTGGTTGCTTGCGCCAACGTGCTGGGTCACGCCGACGCAGGTAGCTGGTCCCAGGAGCGACTCGTCAATCTGTGCGGCGTTCTCATGGGCCGGTATCGTAAACGGTACAAGCGACTCACCGAGAAAGAGTGGTATGCCGAAATTGCCAAAGAGCTGATGACGACCGGCAAAGTGACCAACTGCTTCGGCGTAACTCGTCAGTTCTTGGGCGACCCCAAGGACAACGCGACGCAGCGTGAAGCCACGGCCTACTACGGTCAGAGCGCCACTGCAGGCAACATGAATCGTGTGATGTACGAGATTGATTGGGGATATATCCAGCCGGACTTCCGCGACGGGCCGAATCCTGACCGCCACGCGAAACCTTTGAAGATGGATTGGGAGTCGCACGGTTTCAGTTTCATGCTTCAGGTGCACGACAACTTCTTGAGTCAAATCAACCTCAAGCATCCTCGGTGGAAAGAGGCTTGTCATAACCTCTTGCAAGTAATGAACCGCCCGATTATCATTCATGGGCGCGAGGTTCGCGTCAAGGCAGAGGCCGAGCTTGGAATCCGCTGGGGCAAGGGAATGCTTCCGTGGAACGGTGACGTCGATCAGCTTGACTCAATCGTCGCGAAACTCAAGCATGGTTGAAGGAGTTTGAATATGAGTGTTCTCACTGGGCTGGCGCCGGTCGGTACCTACGGGTCGCAGACCGAATCCAATTTCGATGAGCTGCTGCGAATCATCCCCGATCCCGACGCGCCGCATGGCACCGGGGCAGTCGCGGGTGGTGCGCATCTGGACGAAATGTCGCCGGGCGCCGCGGCACAGCTGCGAGTCGAATTGCTGGCGGCTCTGGCTGCGGGCGGTGTCAGCGGCACCTACACTGTGACGGAAGCCGACAACACGGCGAATCAAATCAACATCACGACGGGCCTGGCGGACTTCACGCTCACCAAGTCGGCGGTGTCGATCTATCGCAGCGGTTCGGAAGTGCTGACGGCACGCACCCTGTCCAAGCAGTCGGGCGGCGTCCTGCGCATTGCCGACTCGACCTATCAGGCGACCGCCGGCGACATCGTCAACTGGGCGGTGCGGCTCTGATCTGATTCGCAGCGGCTCGCCACCGCGCCTCACCCCGGCTGGCATACCTGGGGCGAACGTATGCCACGCCATAGATGGAGGCTCTATGTATATCGTCGGATTCAATGGACCGCCCGAGAGCGGCAAAGACACGCTCGCGGAAATGCTGGCTGAACACATGGACAAGATGGGCGTGACGCTGCCCGTCAAAATGGAAAGCCTGAGTCTCCCGCTGCGCAAAATTGCGTATTCGATGGTGGGCTGGCGCGGCGAACTGGACGGCCAGAACTATGAAACGTTCAAGCGCGAGCGGTTCTACAATCTTCCGCGTCGATACGATTCTGCAAAGCCAGAAGCAAAGCTAGAGTCCTATTCGACGGGCCGCCAGCTGATGATCGATGTCAGCGAGCGCTTTCTCAAGCAGGTCTATGGAATCGACGTGATGGCGCGGCTACTGCTCCAGCGCAACGCCGGTTTCGGCGGCATTCTGTTGATTCGCGACTGCGGCTTCCAATGCGAGGTCGATCCGCTGGAGTCAGCCGTCGGAGTCAAAAATCTCTATATGACCCAGGTCTTCCGCGCCGACAAGGACTTCAGCAACGACTCGCGTGAGTGGGTCCACACCCGAGGCAAGATGCACCAAGTTTTCAACGACGGAACCTTGGACGATCTGCGCGTCGAGGCTGATCGAATCTACGGCCGGCTCGTCAACCAGTGCGGGTGGAAGCTCTGAGTCGTGGCGCCGGGGGTTCCAACATTCCACACGCAGTATCTGAACGACTATCTAAGGATGGTCGAAGACACTGAATCGCCACGAATCTTTCATATCTGGAGTGCGATCTTTGCGATCTCATCTGCTCTCGGGCGTCGCTGCTGGTTGCCTTCGGGCACCTTTGACGTCTACCCGAATCATTACATCTTGCTTGTTGGAACTCCGGGAACCCGGAAGACTACCGCTGCGAACGCGGGCAAGCGTGTGCTTAAGTCAAGCACTGGCGTTCGATTCGCCCCTCCTGATACGGGAGGCCAACGGCAAGGTCTCATTGCTGAAATGGCGGACACAGGGGATTCCAGCAAAGAATATCTGGAATCCGTCGAGCTTGGAGCGCGCGATACTGGACTCATGAGTCTCGCCGATTTTGGCGAAATTACCAACGTCGCAGCCGAGGACGAAAAGAGTCAGTTCGTTGACACAGCCGACAAGCACCATCTGGCGCTGGTTGGTTCGGAGTTCAGCCGACTCGTGGGCCAGAACAATTCGCAGATGCTGGACTTTCTGGGCGAAATGTATGATGGCGAAGATGTCTGGTATCGGACCAAGCTGTCGAAGATTCAGCTCAAGAACTGTCTGTTGAATCTGATCGCCTGCACCACGCCGGTGCACATCAACAACAGCTTGCCGCCCGCGGCTGCCGGGCAGGGCTTCTTGAGTCGTATGATCCTTGTCTACGGCGCCAAAAAATATAAGCTGGTTCCGTGGCCGGACGCACCCGATTTGGAGTTGGTGAGTCGAGTCAAAGACACGCTGTCGGATGTCTACTATAAATTGTCGGGCCCGTTCAGCATGAGCAAGGCGGCGCGCGAACATGCCACCGGACTCTACGGCTACACGCTGGACATCAGTGACAGCCGATTCGGCTACTATAACGAGCGCCGCTTCACGCATTTGAAAAAGCTGGCGATGTGTTTGTCAGCCGCGTGCGGTCGAATGGAGATTCAAAAGGAAGACTTCGAGGAAGCGCACAGAATCTTGCGGGCAACCGAACGCGGGATGCCGGACGCGCTGGGTGAGTTTGGTCTGAATCCATTGGCCATGCTCAAGCAAGAAATCCTTGAACAGCTTCGGGCCAATCAGGGTCCGCTGACGATGGAACAGATTGTGGCGATGTTCCATCGTGATGCACGTAGCCACGAAATCACCGAGGTCATCAACGATCTGATTCGTATGGGCCAGATCAAGATGAGCCAGGCGAAGAGCGGACAACGATTCATGTCCGCCGTCTTCACGAAAGCAAACACGGAAGACGAAATGATGAATCTTTTGGCGGAAGGATAAACAAGATGAATGAACTGACTGGACGCACCGCAGAAACTGTGATCATCGACGATCCGATTCGTGAGCCGCTGCCCATCAAGCGCATGGGTTTGATGTGGGACACTGAGTCGCTCGGCCTGCCCTCGGGCACCATGATCTATGACATCGGCTTCGTCGCATTCGATCTGGATGATCCCGACACGATCGTCAAAGACGTCAACGAACATCTGCCGCTACGGCCTCAAGCGAAGCTCGGTCGATTCGTCGACGTGGACTGGCTGCCCTACTTCCTGAAGATGGGGCCGGCCAAGCAGAAGGTCATCCTCGACAACATCGACGGCGACATGGACGAGCTGCTCGCTCTGATTCGCAGCATCCTACGCAAATATCAGCAGGTGACCGAGGGCGTCCCGCATGTCGAGAACTGGTTCGCGCGCCCGCAGCACGACATCCCGCTGATTCAGGACCTTCTCCAGTCCTGCGGCGAGAAGCTGCCGTGGCCATATGATTCGGTCAATGATCTGCGGACGTTGATGAACCAGGCCGGGATGTCGGCGCGCGATCCCAAGACCAAGGAGTTGGCGCACGGGCTGACTCTGCACACGGCGCGTGGCGACTGCCTGTATCAGATCAGGTGCTATGTGGAGGCACAGCGGCAACTGCGCAGCAGCGTCTGATTCGAACCGCGGCTCGGTAGGTCTGGTCCCAGCCAGATTCAGGTTCGAACCCTGACCGCGCAGTGGAGAGGTCGTGAGTCTAGATAGCGGCGAGTATCCACGGAGAGACCCCGGCCCGCCTTACGGTAGGTCGGGGTTTTCTTCGGTCGTGATCTGTCCGGCGTAGTTTCCGAGTTCGAGCGTATCCTGATTCAGCTCGTCGTCGCTTTCCGGTCCATAGCCAACGCTCGGTTCTGCTTGTTCGGCCTCAGTGATGCTGACTCCCGAATCAATATAGCGAAGAGCGTCGCCCATCTTTTCAGGATTCTTGAGCAGCGATTCCAGCCGACGCTCCGCGCGCGTGTCCGTGGCGGCCTCGTAGTTGTCCCGAATCCACCGACGGAAATACCGCTTGTCGCCGCCTTTCTCCAAATACTCCTCGAAGATTTTGGGTAGCACATCGTCGATCACGCCGTTGCGCATGGCCGTCCGAGTCTTCAGGCGAAGCTCGCTCATCGCGGCGCTTTGGTATTCCTGCCGAGTCTTGTCAGCGTAGAACGCCTCGATCTCGCGGCTCTGGCGCATAGACCGAATACCCATGAGTCGATAGGCAGTCTCGGCCCAGCCCTTGGTTTCGCTGACCACCTGACCATAGCGATCGACATCTCGTCCACCGTTAAGCGCCTGCTCGATCATGCCAGCCAGCGGTCGATTCGCAATGGCATTGCTCGCCACTTCAGCCAGCTGGGCCAGCGTCAGCTCGGGATGGTCGGCGGAGAACGCAGCGAATCCAGCGCCGACCCCACCCGCCAAGCTGCCCAACACGTTGAGAGCCGGAATCATCGAGGATGCAACTTCGCTCACCGGCTTCGACAAATCAAGCCCGAACTGCCGGATGCTGGTGTCGCCACGCGAATAGAGATTCACGCCGTCATCGAGCCCAAACAGCTTGGGCAGATTGCTGATC